TAACTTAGGTGCTGGAACCTGACAGATTACATTACCGAATATATCACTATCATTCATACCTGCCTTGAATGGTGTAAGACTATGCTTAGGTGTGGCAGTAAAAAAGTATGAACGATCAGCATCCATTGAGAAATGCTCAACAGGACCAATGAAGTTTCTCTGAACACTGTTGTGTGCTTCATCAAAGTAAACTACATCAACTACAATATCACTCTCTTGTATTCTGTGTAGTGAATGGTATGTTGTAAAGATTAACTGATTAGACTCATAGCATAGGAAGTTATGGTATCTAATGTCATTAACTTTGGTTGAAGAGTAATGTTCTGTCTCACCACTGTGAACATGCATAACTCTAACATCGTTGAACTCTCCTGTTTCCAAGAACTCAGAACATAGTTGCTCTGCTAACAGGATGCGTGGAGCGACTACGACAATGGTTGAAACCTCTTGTGTACGGAATACTGTTTTAGCATCCTCTATCATACACATGGTCTTACCACCGCCAGTAGGCACAATTACTTGACCCTTTGGATTGTTTGCCATTGCATCCAGAGCATCAATTTGGTGTGGACGTAAAGGCATTAATGAATTTCAACTGAATATATTATAGCATAAAAAAGACCCCTGTATGGGGTCTTGTGACACTTTCGCCACTGGTTGTCTTAAAGAATTATAATCTTTGCCTTAAACCACTACAAACATAGTTATAAGATTTCATATTTTAAGAAGTTTTTGTTACCAATGAAGAACTTCTAGGATATTTAACTCCATTAATAGTAGGATTACGATTATTCTGGGTAATAGATGGATAAGCAACCCCACTCTCAGGTCGTTTCTTTACATAGAATAACCATCTGTTAGGTGAATTAGCTAAACTCTCATAAGGGGATTGAACAGGATTTGATGCACCTGCATCTGCTACATTTGCTTTAGAATTTTCTACGAGATGTTGTAAAACATCTGCATTTCTTAAATTTGGTTCTTGCTCTGCTAAACATGCAATATAACCTGTAACCTGTGGACTTGCCATACTTGTTCCACTAATTGATGCAATTCTATAATTACTATCTCTAGGATCAGTAGCATTAGGAGAATAAGGAGTTGCATAAGGATCTTGTGCTGTTCCCATAGCAGATATAATGTTAGAACCAGAAGCCCATACATCAGTTCTTTCATCAAAATTACTAAAAGTAGATTTATATTCAGCAACTTTATTACCCACAGATCCAACACATATTACACCAGTAGCACCAGCAGGTGTCATTCCTCTTGTATGATATTTTGTACCAGTAGTAGTAAAATAATTATTATAATCTTGTCCACTGGGAACATCCATTGGCCAATAAGAATTACCAGCAGCAGCTATAACCACAACACCATCTGCAATAGCATCTGCAATGTCAGCATCAACTGACGCTACTCTAACTGGTGTTCTATAAAGATAAACTCCATATAAACATGGACATCCATTTGCCTCTAAAATTGCTTGTCTTTCAGAAGTTGATCCAGTTACAGAGGTAGTTGTTCCTCTATAAGTTACGCTGTTAACATTACTAAGATTATAAGTACCTTGACTATATGACCAACTATGATTTGTAATTGTAGGATTTCTTCTACCAGTTACAGGGTTTATATCTTTATTTTTATGAAAATGTCTCAAATAATCCCATAACATATTTGTCCATGTACTTACTCCATTACCACCACCAGCATCACCCCCAAATTCCATATTATAGATATTAGCATCTCTCGCCCATCCTTGTGTATTTCCAGCTACAGTTCCAGCAACATGAGTACCATGAGAACTTGTTCCATTAGCATAACTATAAGTTGCATTACTACTATATCCTAATGCAGAACTATATTGAAACCAATTAAAATTTACAAATCTACTTCCTCCTGTTCCATCTGCATTTACCGCAAATTCAGGATGATTTGGAGTAATATGCCTATCAACAATTACAACATCAACATTCTTACCAGAACTCGTAGTCTTAATTGTTGCATTATGAGAAGATGTATTATCATTACCCCAATTTGCAACACTAGCACCATTTATAGTCCTAAAAAGACCCCAATTTTTATCTGTGGATGAAATTGAAGAACTACTTTTTTGGAAATCAGCAGTTTGATCCCAAAGAGGATTAGGTTCTATACCTAGTTTATGTGGTGGTTCTTCAACTGCCAATACCCTAGAATCTTTTGATAATTCTAGTGCTTCTGCCTCTGTCAGATCATAATGAGTATTTCTACTAATTGTTCTTCTACAACAACAATTACATGGTCGAGATGGAATATCTTCATTTTCAGCACTAGATCCTTCCATCTGTGTATAAAAATCATCGAGATCGTTATGATTTTTGAGAGTAACAATATACTCCTTAGTTGCTGCCATTTAACTCTCCAATTTAAGAACTGTTAATGTTACTGTAATTGCATTACTACCAGAAGATGATCGCTTATTTTTTACTTTGGCATAAATCGTAGTTGATGGAGATCCATCATCATTCCATCCAATCACACCAGGAGACATTACAAATGTGCTTGCACCTGCTGAAGTTGTAAGGACTTCTGCAATTACACCTGAACCAGGACTAGGATCTGTTCCTTCTGCTCTACCATCATCAGCAGTTCTCGTAGTATCATTTGTATATAAAACTACCCATGCAGGGGCACTAATAGCAATCTTTAATAGTGCATATGATTTGAATCCAGTAATGTTTAAATCAGTAGACGCATCTTTTGCAATACTACCAGTAGTTCCAGCTTTTGTTGTTCTTGAATCATCAGTAACAACAGTTTGAGGTATCCATTTAGATGTTGAACTATCCCAACTTAATGCTTGATTATCTGTTGGTGATCCTGCATTAACATCAGTTAAATCATTAAGTGTAGAAGCACCTCCACCACTAGAACCTGTCGAGATCCCAACCCATCCTATTGTAGAATTTGGATATACTTCTAATCTATCAGTCGTTTCATTGTATATTAATGCACCATCTTGAATAGATGCAATAGCAGTTCTTTCAGTAGATGTGATACTTGGTGGTATTAAAAATCTATTTGTAGTAACAATACCAGTTGCACCTGCATCAGCAAAGTCAGCTACTGATCTTGGGAGTGTAGTTCCAATACCAACTGCACTAATTATAGCTTGTGTATTATATGCGTTGATTCCTTCAAAATAAGTAGCATCAGTTTTAATACCAATGTATCCAGAACTATCAGCAAAAACTGTTGATCCTTTAGTATTAATATAAAGACCTACATTAGAAGCTTCAGTATTAATTCCTAATCTACTTGTTACCTTTACATTAGTAAATGTAGAAAGACCAGACGCAGCATTAACATTTCCAACTAGATTTGCAGTTAATTGTGAAATACTTAATGAAGTTGCTGATAATCCTTGAGTAGTAACATCTCCTGCAACTTCAACATCATTACCAAAATATGCTTTATTTGTTACTGTAGAAGTTCCTACTACTTGTAATGTAGTTGTTGGTTGAGTTCCTCCAATACTTAATTGACCTGCATTAGTTAAGGTCATTAAACGACTATAATTTCCTCTTCTATGCCAATAGAAATTACCAGTAGTTATACCAGGAGTACCTGCTTCTAAGTAGAAATTAATATTACCAATACCATAATTAAGTATATCCAAAGAGTTTGCATCACTATATGGGAAACTACCAGATACTTTACCAAATCCTATTGCTCCATTATTACCAGTAGCAGAATTTGCTCTACCTAATGTAATAACTGCATTATTTGGATTAACTATTTGAATATCAGTTGCAGGATTTGTAGTTCCAATACCAACCGAACCAAAAGATCCAATACCACCTATAATATTACTAGCAGTATAAGATGCATCTTGAGACAATGCTAAGGCAACACTTGCAGTTGTTGCTGTTCCAGTTAAGTTACCAACAAAACTCGTAGCAGTTACAACACCAGTAAATGTTGCACTCGTACCAGCAATTCCAGTAACACTTATATCAGGAGTTCCAGTTAAACCTTGAGAAGTGGTCGAGATTCCAGCAGTACTAGCATATCCAGCAGTTGTTGCTGCAGCAGCTACGAGAGCATAATCAGCTTGTCCAGTTATATTTCCTACAAAAGGACCAACAAATTTTGTAGCAGTTATAATTCCACTAGTTCTAATATTACCTGATAGGGAATCTATTCCAACTCCATTACCACTAGCTGGATCATTACCAACTTGTAAGTCATAAACAGGATTTGTAGACCCTATACCAATATTAGATGATAATACATACTTACCATAAGTAGCATTAGAAAATGGAGATGTGGGTAAATTACTTAATGTAGATGCATCACCATAATAAGATATAGCAGTTACAATACCAGCATTTAATATTGTTGTATTAGTAGTTGATGCAGCACCAGTTATATTTGTCGTTCCTATTCCAACATTCCCCATAAATGTTGAAATACCAGTTATTTTTACTCTCTCAGCAATAATACCATTGGATATTGATACATCACCTTTTATATCTAAGACATCTACAGGTGCGGTAGTACCTATACCAACTCGATCTCCAACAACAACTAAAACGCTGTCATCAACCTTAACGCCTTCACGAAAATTAAAACTCTTTCTGATATTCGCCATCTTATATGGTTTATTTTTTAGTTATTTATCAATGTTTTAATAACCACCTTCATTACTCTGTTGCATCCATGCCCATGAGGTAGCAAGATACTTTGTACCTCCAAGTGGTGGATTTCCTCTGTGTGTATGAGTAAAGGAACAGGGAAATATTAATACATCTCCTGTCTCTGCTTTTTCTCTTCGGTGTTGATATAAAAATTCAGTCTCTCCACCATCAAATTCATCATTCAAATATAATTGAAGAACAAGATGCCTTTGTCCATATTGTAATTGACTATTTTCAAAATGCCAATTATGAAATCCACCACCTTCTGAAATCTTTTTTATCTTACAATCATATACTAAAAAATTACATCTTCCAAGAACACTAAAAGTTTCCAAATATTCATCTATACATGGTTTAAATTTTGGAATAATTGAAGAAGCTATCCTAGAACATGTAGGAGTATCTACATTGTATGATCCAGTAACATTTAAAGTCTCATGATCTTCTTTATCAAGACTACTTTTATTATAATTTAATATATTATGATTTTCAAAAAATTTAATATGTTCTATTATTTCTTCACAATCTTCTTTTGAAAATGCACCCTCATAACGTCGTATTAAATCAGATTCACTAGCCATAGTATTATATCAACTAGTTTTATTTATTCCACTCCAATAGGTGATTCTGCTGCTCCTCCTTTTCCAGTTCCAAAAACATTATCAGTAACATGTTCATCACCATAGGTCCATGTTGTACCTGTAGTTTTACGAATTGCTCCACCACTAGCACCACCAGCACCACCAGCACCACTTTCACCTGTTTGTTCGCCAGTTTGACCAGCAGTTAAACCATTAGTATGATTTATTGAATATTCACCACCAAATCCACCTACACCTGTTTCATCTGGACCACTATCATCACCACCTGAATCAGAACCAGAACCACCAGAACCACCAGCAGAAATGGTACCGTCATTACCATCTCCACCATCACCTTCATGTCCTTCACCTGCTATACCACCTGCTCCAGGAGGTAATCCAGCACCACCTCCACCGCCACCACCAGTAGCATTTTCACCACTAAATCCTTGATCGGTTCCGTGGTTACCACCACCACCTCCACCACCACAACCAGCTTTTACAGATCCACCAGTTCTTACATTTACAACAGTTCCTTCATGCTCTATACCAAGAGCACCTGTTCCTGATACACCAGGATTTCCAGGTGAACTTGAACTATCAGAACCATCAGGAGTAGAACCACCATTACCACCAGCACCTATAACTTGTCCACTACTACCAACATCTATTCTTATTTTAGTTGATGATCCACCCCAATTACTACCACTTCTAAATGCACATTTAGAACTTTGTCCACTATAATCACCTACCTTAGTATCTTCATCAACACCAATTAATTTATTGATATGAAGTATTACCTTTTTGCCTGTGGGATTAGCAGGTTTTGCTTTAAATCCACCAATAACTCTTACTTTAGTAGTATCATTATATCTTGATCTACCAGTTTCTGGTCTATATTCAGTACCCCCATTATAATAATCAACTGCCATATTTAATCTAGCATTATAAAAATTACTAAATTTAATTGGTCCACTTTTAGGTATATCTAAATTCAAATCAACACCAGCATCAGTATCTAATGGAACTTCTACCAATGATCCGAAGGATTCACTAACTCTATAATTTCCAAATCTAGAACTACCATCACCAATACTTACAAGAGAACCTTGATTCCCAGTATCTCTTGAAGTTTTAAGTATAGTTCCAGAACTATCTTTAATTGTAAAAGCAATGCCACCTGGATTATATAACCAAGAATTAGTAGGTACACTTGTTGATGAAGCATTATATACTCGTACTTTTAATCTATGTGTTGAATTTGGAGTAATTACTAATGCATTACTAGTAGGACACGAACCAGTATTACAACTCTCATTATTTTCAGATGATAATACATCAACAGAATTTTTTGTATCGTTGTCTACAAGAAGTATTTGGAATTTACTATCTGCACTTGCTTCTATAGTATAGGTACTACTACTATTGGTAGTAAATAAGTAATTAGCCTCATGCCATTGATCAACTAATGAACCAATATTAGATGCATAAACAGAATAAGTTTGTAGTAATGTACCCCAATTAGGAGAAGGGTAAGTATAATTAAATGAATCACTTGATCTACGAATTACTGTTCCACTAGAATTTTTTAACTCCCATGCCACACCAGCAGGATTTATATTCCAATCATTAGGATTACCAGGTGCCTGAGTAGGTATACCATTATTATTCCAAGCACTAACAAAATCTGCAGTCATAGTTTTACCCATGACTTCTGCTTGAACCATTCCACGAATCTGAACTCTAAGTGGGTATCCATTTGCATCTAAATTACCAGTTGGTTTTCCTTCTGCATCTACTTCCAGAGGATATAATCCTTGAGGACCATCATTATCTAAATAACCCCCAAGACCTGTAGCTGGATCATATGGTACAAAATTACTTCCAGAATATGGATCTACACCATCACTTCTACTACCAAAGTCGTACTCTGGATAATAACCTACAGCTGGGAAATCTCGTGTCTGTATTCTGTCTCTATTAACTATCTCTGCGATCTCCCTATCCTCAGAGCTATGTCCATCAGTTGGAGTTGGTACAAATACATTCATCGGTGTAGAGATCCATACTTGTGCATTAGCATCAGTACCAACTTGATCTGGAATACAGAATCTTTGATTATTATTATGTCTCCAATAAGCAGTATCAACATCCTTTGTTTCACTACTAATAAGATTACCATCATCATCATAAGTATTTTCCGTATAAGTACCTCTCTTAATATCAGCAGTATATGTAGTATTAGGTTGTACTTCCACTAATGCAGTCCTTGCACCATATGACTGTGGATTATTACCCTCATTTCTTATGCTAAATTCAAGGGGTTGTCCTGTTTGCAGGTCTGTCAAGCCTGGTAGTTTATAATGGTCGAATGAAAATCCATGAACTCCACCTCTTTGATCATCCCACCCGATAGAAATTCTAATAAGTGTATTAGTACTACCAGCACCAGTAACTAAATTACCATTTTCATCAAAAGTAACTCCTATTTCAGGTGTGTCATATATATCATTAGTTACATTGGCAGTCAAATAATGATAAGTTTCAGTAGTAGTATTAAAAGTAAATGTAGTATATGTATTATGACTAGAGTAATTAATACCATCAGGTGTAGTTAAATCTGATGTTTCCCCTAAAAAAGTTTCATCCCAAGTAAAAGTAGCACTATTATCAGATTGACATTCTAGTGTATAAGTATCTGCAGGTAAAAGACTCATACCCTCTCCACCTATCCTCCATATAGCTTGATGAGTACCAACTAAAGGATCTGTATTAGAAGGATAGACAGCATGATCTATCATCTC